TCAATTAGAACATGACAAACAAATCGCTCTGATTACTCAACAGTCAAGAACTAAAGAAGCTCAAGCAAATACCGCTTTTGATGAAAAGGAACGATTAAGAAAATTAGACGCAGCACAAACCGATTTAAATAATGAACTCGAATTAGTTCAGGGGAATATTGATTTAGAATACTCATTGAAATTAAAAGGACTCGAAGCCGAAAGGAAAGCTGAACTATTGGCAGCCGAAACAACCGGTGCCAGTGCTCTTTTAATTAATGCGAAATTTAATAAGTTAGAAGCGGATAGCGATACCGAAAAATTTCAAAAGAAATTCGAAGCAATTAAACAGTGGGCTGATGAATCATCGAAAATTCTTACAGCCAGTAACGAACTTTCAAAACAGATCGAAGCCGGACAACTTCAAGACGCTGAAGAATCGAACACAAGTAAAACACAAGATTTAGACGATCGACTTTCTAAAGGTCTTATTTCTCAAAAGCAACATGATGCCGGGGTCGCAGCTTCAGCGGCCGATCTGGATAAGAAGAAAAGAAAAATAACTCACGACCAGGCAGTAAGAGAAAAGGAGCTTAATATTTTAAGTGTGATAATAAACACAGCAGCGGCAATTATGGCACAATTAAAAATAGGTCCGGCCGGTATTCCTTTGTCAATTGCGGCAGGAGTAACAGGAGCTATTGAGTTAGCTACAATTATAGCTACTCCCGTACCGAAGGCAAGTAGAGGTTTATTATTAAAAGGCAAATCTCATGCACAAGGAGGGATTCCCATTGAAGCTGAGGGAGGGGAAGCAATAATTAATAAAAATAGTACTTCTTTATTTGGCCCGATCCTTTCGGCAATGAATGTTGCCGGTGGTGGTGATGCATTTTCAAATCAACCTTATACTATTCCGGACGGGGGTTATACAGTTAGGCAGTCTCAGAACTCAGGAGGAAACGGAATCACAAAGGCTGAAATGGAAGAGATCATGAAACAATTAAAAGTTTATGCAGCTATTCAAGACATTCGAAAAGCTGATGAAAATTATACTAAAATAGAGGATCGAGGATCTTTTTAAAAATATATTATTTGTTGTTGTGAAGGGTTGGGGCTGTGAAGTTCTGACCCTTTTTGTTTACTGTCATAAAATTGACATTTGCAAATATTATCTTAAATATACTTTTGTAATGCTTAGTTAAAACAAAATGATAGTAGATGAAAGAAATCAGAGTTTATAAAGACATTGACAAAGAAGATATTTTCTTTTCGTTTTTCGGAGAAGAGGACCCATTTTCTTTTTCGGCTGATTCTATCCACAAAGTTTTTGACGAAAATCCGGAAGAAAACGAATTCAAATTCAACATTGATTGTAACGGTGGAACAGTCTCAGAAGGATTAAGAATTTACGATGTAATGCGTACATCCGGTAAAACTCTTTATTGTAATATCGAGGGCGGTTGTCATTCAATGGCAGTAGTTCTACTCTTGGCCGCTCCAAAAGAAAACCGTACAGCAAACCCAAATTCACGGGCACTCATTCATGAAGTTCGAGGGGGTTCATGGGATATGCTTAGGGCTGAAGAGATGAGAATCTTAGCTGATGCAATCGAGGTAGAACAGAACGCAATTCTTGACATTTACGCTGAACGTACCTCTTTCGATAGAGTCGAGTTAGAGCTTCTTATGAAAGAAGAAAAACAACGTACAGCCTCTGAGTTACTTCAATATGGATTCATTTCAAAAATAAATATTTACAGTACTAACAAAAAACCAAAAAACCAAATGAGCAAAACTGCTATTACGGTTCAGGAGCTTTTAAATCAAACGAAAGAGTTTGGTAAAAAACTTAAGAATCTTTTGGAGGGCGAAACCGAACCTGTTAACCAGGATTGGACGGATGCCGATGGTAAAGTATTGTTCACGTCTGAAGGCGCTGAAGCTGACTTGGTAGTTGGTTGCGTTGCTTCTCCTGATGGGACATACGAATTACCCGATGAACGTACGGTTATTGTAGCCGGTGGAGTTGTGACAGAAATCACAGAACCGCAAGCCGATGCAACCGAAGTTGAAAACCTTGAAGCACAAGTTGAGACGTTAACCAACGCTCTTACTGAAGCTCAAAATCTCATTACTGAACTGAGCAATCATGTAACAAGTAATTTTGTTGCTACACCAAGGACCAAAAGCCCGGGTAAACCAGCAAACAAAACCTTAACAGGCGAAGAGTTACGAAACCAAACACGTGAAAAACGTGCTAAAATGAAAGGAGAAACCAAATAATGGCCGCAATTTTAGATTTTAGTCAATTTACCTTCTCCGCTGAAGAAATCAGAGCGGTGAAAGAGCTCCTTTGGGATGAAGTAATTCAGGCTCCTGAAATTTCTATGTTACATACCATATTCGAAAACATTGTCTTTGACAAAGAAATCGGATTTATCGGTAAGGGTGGTATGGTTGGAGTTGCTCAACAGGGATGTGATCCAGTTGCGCAAGCTTACAACATTGCAACTCGTAAAGTGAAATGGTCTCCAAAGGGATGGGAAATTTTAATTCATCAATGCCGTACGGATATTGAAGCAACCGCCGCTGTTTACTCAATGAAAACCGGAACTTCTTATGATGACTTCACCTCGAGTGATTATATGGCAATCATCCTTGAAGCTTTGGCAATTTCAGTGAAAGAGTTCATTATGCGTTTGTTTTGGTTCTCTGACACCACCGCGGATGTTATCGCTAATGGTGGAACGTTAACCGCCGGAACTGACAAGAAGTATTTCAATATCATTGACGGTTTTTGGAAACAGATGTTGACCCAAACAACTGTTAACGCAGCTCAAAAAGTTTCTATCACTGAAAATTTAGGTACAACTTATATTCTTCAGGCTTTAGTTCCTGCAAATGTTCGTGATACTTATTTGCCTGCATTGGTTTTTGGAGCTGATATGAACTTACGTGGTATGGCTAACGGGTTCATTCCTTGTACACAGTCGTTTTATGATGCTTATCAAAAATCACTGATGAGTGTTAATGGCGGAATCGAAGCATTGTATTTGAATCTGATTGGTGGAATCAAAACCCTTTCTTTTAATGGTATTCCATTGCTTCCAATTCCTATCTGGGATGTGATCATACGTACTTCGTACAATACAGGTGCTAAATGGTTGAACCCTCACCGTGCTGTATATGTAACGAAGGATATACTCGCTGTAGGTGTTGACTCTTCCAAGTCTTTTGGTGACATCGATGTTTGGTATCAAAAGGATTCCCGAAAGGTAAAAATCGAAGCACAAGGAAAAGCAGATGCAAAACTGTTGAACCCAGCCCTATTCGAATTAGCAATCTAAACCCATTCCGAAAGCAAAAGAGAATACACTTGATTGTCGTATTCTCTTTTGAATAGGAACTAAAAAATTAAATATATGGATTGTTCAACTATTGCCGCCGGCTTAATTGCCGTGAATTGCGCTAAATCTTCCATTCCTGGAACTGGAAGTAAAGTATATCTCTTGTCTTATGCGGAAATCAACCGTATTTTGTCAACTGTAACAGAAAATGTAATCTCAGCTATCATTATGGTAGCTACAAAAAAAGGTTACGTTTTTGAAACTCTTGATAACTCCGTAGATGGTGACACTGCTCTTGTTAAGGGCACTTACTACTCAGACTTTGATCAATCATTAATGTTGCGCGTTTTCTCGAAAACGCAAGCCGCAAAAACATTTGTCGAAAGTTTGAAACTCGCCCGGGTTGTTGCTATTGTGCAAAATAAAGAAACTGGAACCGCTGGTGAAATTACTTACGAGGCTTACGGATGGGATTCAGGTCTTGAACTCATGGAAATGAAATCAAGTACCCTGATGGCTGATAAAGTAGCCTTTGAACTTAAGTTAGGATCAGGAGCGAAAGCTAAAGAAACTAGTCTACCAAAGTCAGTCTTTATCACTTCAATTACAGCTACTGAAACTATGTTAGCCGGATTGATCGCATGATTACAAGGCTAAAGACTCTACAATTAAACAGGAATCAGTTCTCCACACCGGATGAACTGATTACCTTTTTAAAAAATAATGAAACCTTGCGAAATGAAATTGAAACATTAAGTAAGGTTTTTTTTCACAAATCAGTAAGCGGATGTAGTAACTGTTACTTTGATGCTTACATACAACTTATTTCATTAAAAATCAACATTGCAATGGAAAAAATAATATGTCAATTTCTTTTACTTGCCGGTGCACTTTTGCACGACGTTATAAACTTCGATAATGATTTACTCATGTCGAATGCCAACATTACTGATGATTTATCTTTGTATCATTTAAAAACAAATCCAAACTGTAGACAATATTTTCAGACGCTTCCTGAAAACGTTGATGAACTTATCGATGCTTATCAAATACACGGTGAAGAGGTTCTGTCAGAAACCGATCAGGCCGCTTTAGATTTGGAAATTCAAAACCAGATTGATGCTGAAGAAAATCTTGTTTCTCAGATTCACGTTCTTTTGAAAAACGAAGTTACTATTACCAGGATAAAAGAAATGTTCAAAGAAACTGCAAAAGTAGGAAGTAAAAATCTTACTCAACGTTTTTTGACCGAACTGATCGATCGTGCGAAAACTTTGAAAGAAGTGATTCCTTTTGTTCCTGTTGTAACAGAAGAAACAAAAACGGAAACCTCTCCTACTTTGGAAGTTCCTGAAGCTCCTGCAATCCCAACTGTTTAAACCCTTAATAAGCGTTCATAAATTGTGAGCGCTTCTTTTCCCATGAAAGCAACTACATTAAAAAGAGACAGACGGTTCGAGATCCGAAACGATAGGGCCTACAAAGTTCAGGCGTACGGAGAATGTAACGATTACCCCCAGCAGGTTATGGAAATCGTTGACGCTTCCGGTACCGGAAAAAGCTGTGTAGATGTGTACGCAAAATTCATAAGTGGAAAGGGTTTTGAGGACGTTGATTTTTACAAAAAAATTGTCAACCGATTAGGACAAACGAATGATTATATTTCTGACCAGGTCTCTAAAGATTATGCAGAGTTTGGCGGGTTCGCTATCCATGTAAATTGGAATGCAAACTTTAAAATTTGCGAACTGCAGCACATACCTTTTGAACAGGTTCGTTTTGAAATGTTGGATTTAGAAACATTCGAATTTAACCGTGTAGCATTACACCCTGACTGGGGACGTAGATTCACAAATTTAAGAAGGTGGAGAAAAGAAGATATTCAATTTGTTGACTTCTTTAATCCGGATCCCGTAGAAATTCAATCACAAATTGATCAAGCCGGAGGTTGGGAAAACTATAAAGGTCAGATTCTTTACTTCTCTAACGAGGGTGAAAGGGTTTATCCACTTCCTGTATCAGATACGGTCTTAACAGACATGAGTACAGAAGAGGGAATTGCCAATGTTTCGAACAGAAACGCACGGAACAACTTCTTAACAGCTGGGATGCTTATAAATACAGTATCAAACAATGATTCAGCAGCAAGTACCGAATACGGTAGTAGTGAATCAGAGAATGAAAGAAGAGAAGAATCAGGACAAAACAGAGAAGATCAGACAACTCAATTCGAATTAGCTATAAAATCATTCCAGGGAGACGAAACAGCCTGTAAAATGATGTATGTTGAGATCGAAGAGGGAGAAACGGCACCCGTTTTTACTTCATTTAAGGGTACAAATTACGATAAAGAGTTTACTGTAACACTTTCAACCTCACAATCTAACATAGGAAAGCGATTTAATCAGCCCCCTATCTTAAGAGCTGAGAATGTAGGAGCAAATTTTGGGGCTGATTTGATGAAAAATGCCTATGATTACTACAATTCTGTAGTAGAAAATGAGCGTTTAGCACTTGAAAGAGTCTTTTCTACCATATTTCAACACTGGTTCGAACCAACATCCGGTAATTATTCTATTACTCCACTCTCTTATGAAGTAGAAATGACCCTTGCGGACCGATTAGGAGCCGAACAGTTGAAAGAAATCATTCTCTTAGTCAATGATAAGACCTTGACAAGTGATTTAAAGAGATCCATTGCAAAGACTCTTTTTGGACTTTCGGAAGATGAAGCAAATAATTTAATTCCCGTTGACATTGTAATGCCATGATAATTCAACCACAAGACATACGGGCAGTTCGCCCAATCGCTGAAAATGTAAACGATGATAAAAGACTCATTCCTTACATTGAAGAATGCGAAACACTTTATCTAATTCCAAAATTAGGAGCAAAACAATTCTTATCAATTGAGAAAGCTATAAAAGACAGTCAGCTTGAAGTTCCCGTTGCGCTTCCTGAAGTAATTGTAAACTTAATGGATGGTTGTTACTTTGATAGTGATAACCAACACTCACAGGGCTTAAAACAAGCGATGGGATATTTAGTATATTCTCGTTTTGCCAGGAATCAAAATGTAAATGTAACCGCCTTTGGAATGACTCAAAAACGGGGTGAATTCAGTGATCCGGTTGACGAAAAAACAATCATACGTATTTCAAACGATGCTGAAAAAATCGGGCTCGAATATTTGAAACAGTGTATTGATTTTTTGAACTTTGGAAAAGGAAAAAGAGATCAACGGAATTTTAAACAGAAATGCAAATTTAAAGCAATAGGAGATTAAGGTATGAGGTTCTGGAATGGAATGGTTAGAAAATTAATAGGGGTTTCGACAGATAAAATACTTATCGGAGATGAAAACTCTGACGAACCTCAATATATGGAGTTCGGAGATCTTCCGTTTGCTTCACCCGAATCACTAACCGATGAATCAAATGCTCGACTAGCAGAAGATGAATTACTTGCACAAAACATAGTAAACGAAGCATCTTCCAGATTACAGGCAGATGCTTCACTAACTGCTCAAATCGCTACTAAAGTAACCCGTCAACCTCTTGTATCCATTACCGGAACTATACAAGCCACAGCGGGAGGTCAATACGCATACGACCCTGCTACTAAGAAAATGAATGTGTCAGGATCTAACCTAATGTGGGGAATTCAGACTACTCCATCAAACGGGGTAATATATACCTTTAACGGCACGAACTACGTTTGGAACTCTTCTGAACTGATAGAAATAGGCACAGGAGGTGGAGGTACAGGAATTAAGACTATTGTTGCAAACGACCTGTTATTTTTCGACACATTTTTAAATTTAGGACTTTACGAAAATCTCGGTTATTTAAGAGGTACGTATTCCGGGAGATTAAGAGCACCGTACTTTGACCAGAGAGTCGACACCATTGATAAGATTTATATACGAACGATTGATGTAAGTGTACCAGGCGCACCTAAACCTAATTTTACAATATATGGATCTACCACTCCCGCTCCTGTAGTTGTAGAGGCATCGG